CTAGATTACCATCAAAGGTTATTGTATCAGCAGCACCAACAAAATCGTTAGTATTAATTTCAATACGATCCTCTCCGTCACCAGTATAATTTGTTGGGAATGTAACAACTGTATCATCAAGGAAAGGTGAGTCTAATTTAAAATCATACTCTGCCTTGTTCCTATAATAACTAGCAACATTATCAACACCTCTTATAGGAGTAGTAAGGATAAGTTCTTTTACTTTAGAGAGTGCTTCAAACATTGTTTCAAGTTGTTCATCTCTCTTGTTCTCTAATGCTTCAATGATTGCCAAGCGTAGGGCATCATCTGCTGCTTCAATATGTTTACGGATACTCATAGTTATATGTCGCAAGGGTTTTGGAATTTTTCTACATCAGTGGCAATGTACTTAGTGCCATCTGGTTTTTTAATAAGGAAGTCTTCACCATGTTCTATACGTGTAGTATATTTGGCTAGGTCTCCCTTAAATTCATCTTCAGTTAGTTCAATCATACGTTACAACAAATGTCTTTTTCTTTCATGTACTTAATAGAATCTTTAGTTCCACCAAGATTTTCACCGTTTAATACTACTTGAGGGAAGGTAGCACCTTCACCAAACTGTCCGAAGAATGCTTCTTTACTAAAATCTATATCAAGTTTATACTCAACATAATTTAATTCGGAAAGACCTAATACTTGTATAATTTGTTTGCAATGGTTGCATCCATCCTTAGAGTATACGGTGAAATTTTTATTCATTTTTGGCGGCTAGATAATCGTTATTGAATAGTTCTAATCCCTCACGGGTTAGGACATGATCATACATCTTATCAAAGACCTTAACAGGTATGGTACATACGTTAGCACCATACTCAAAAGCCCTGCCTACATCCCTGACGTTCCTAATGGAAGCAGCAAGGATTTGTGTCTCAACATCATGCCTCTTATATGTATTAGCGATGTCTTTTACAAGGCATAGACCCCCAAAAGAATTATCATCTACTCTACCTACAAAAGGAGAAACATATGTTGCACCTGCTTTAGCAGCAAGTATTGCTTGTGATACAGAGAACACAAGAGTTACATTAGTAAGTATACCATCATTGCTAAGTTCATAGCAAGCTTTTAGTCCCTCACGTGTGCAAGGTACTTTAATTGTAACATTATCGCTAAGGGCAATATAAGGTTGTGCCTGTTCTATCATCTCATCAGCAGTCTCAGCAACTACCTCAGCAGATATAGACTCAAGGTTAGGACATGCTTGATGGATCTCTTCAATCACATCACTCTGCTGTCTACCTGACCTTAGTATAAGAGTGGGGTTAGTGGTAACACCATCAACCAATCCAGTCTTATAACCATCAACGATTTGATCTACTTCTGCTGTATCTAAAAATATTTTCATTGGTTTAGTGGTTCCATTTTTAAGAACTGTTCATTCATATTATAGTATAGTTTATAGTTTGTGGTGTTAACCCAGTACCCAATGATGTCCGAACCATCACAATGGTAACCATATCCTGTCAGTGGTTCATTGACACCATCAATTCTGAATGTCTTACCACCTTTCTCTAGGTAGTTATGGAATTTCTCATCAAGGTTTATCATCTCTCTTCAAAGGTTAACTTACGGACTTTACGGTGTCTACGTGCCTCTTGATATTTTAGATCCTCTTCAGAGAAAATAGAAGTTTTCTTAACTTTCTTATTGTTCTGTAACAATACTACAAGATCCATATTATTTGCAGACACAACATCATCATGTATAGATGTCATGTTACTACATCCACACGAAATGATCCTACTTGACTGTCCTTGTAACTCCTTGCCACAAGAAGTACACCTAACTCTAATCATTGTTCTGTAAAATAATCCTTCTTATAGTAACGTCCTAATATGTTACTGTTGTAATACTTTGGAGTACCATCGTCTAGGGTCTCCTGTAATACATTGTTTAAAAATAATTGTTTGGTCTCTTCGTAGTTTACTCTTCCTGCTGTTGCATGGGTGGAGAGTATTTCTCTGGTAAAGGAATCCGACCCCAAGCGTTTCCTGTCACCATTAAGTTCTTTAGAAGATCCGTAGTATGTCTTCCAGTTACTCTCACTCGTCCTCCTGCGTCCGCCACCTCTAGGCTTTCGTTTCTGTACGAAGTATTTTCTGCCGATGTATTGCTGGCCAGTTTGTAAATTTGTAATCCTGTAGACAAAACCGAACTGCCCGTCAATGTCAGCAGAAGTAAAAGTTGAACCCTTATAGGTCCAGGGGTTCTCATAACTTCCTTCTGAAGTTTGCTTATCTTTTTCCACATACCCATTAATCTATTCCTCAGTATTTATATCTCCTATTGGGAGACCCATAGTTTTATATTCAAGCTGCTGTCTTAGAAAGAGAACCTCATCCCTGAGTTCCTCATTCTCTTTCTCAAGATATTCGCAATGTTCTTGGTAGATTATTACGCTCATGGCCCTATTTATACGAGTCTAACCACGGGTCTGGTATTTCTTTATGCTTTCTTCCCATTCCTTCATGCTGCTCTGGCAATCTGGTGGTTCTGGATCTTTGATACCTTTCTTCTTCTTCCAATCGTTGTGCATAGCTTGCATCATCCAACTTTGGGATAGACTCTTCGGTCCATTCATCAGCAAATCTCTGTTCAGTTTGCCGTGGACTTTCATACCGAGGTACTCTTCTCTCCACGACTCGTCTCGTGGTGTAGCTGTATCGGTCATAGTTGAAAACCTTTGAAAGTATCTTTCCTAACATCTTGTTTAATGCTCCCTATCATGTACGACTCAACCTCTGTCTCCTGTGGTGCTACTTGTAGGCCTTTGGAAGACAACCAGTGTGCAGTCCAAGGTAATGGATTGTTTGCTAGTGGTATATCAAAGATGGGTTTCAATCCCATTGACTTTAACCTACGGTTAGCAGTCCATTCAACATAGTTCTGTAATAATTTATCATTCAAACCAATAATACTCCCATCTTTAAACAAATACTCTGCCCATTCTGTCTCTTCTTGAACACAATCCTTAAACATTTGATAGACATTCTCTTCTTCTTCCTCAATGATATCCATCATTTCTGGATCATCACCTTCCTTCCACTTGTTTAGTATATTCTGTGTGACTGCCATGTGTTGTGATTCATCACGAGCAATAAGGGAGATGATCTTGGCACTTCCTTCAAGTAACTTAAGCTCACCAAATGCAAAGGAGCAAGCGAAAGAGACATAAAAGCGAATACCTTCAAGAATGTATACATTAGCAACTGCCCTATAGAGATGTCTTTTTAAATCTTTACGTGTCCATTCAGAATTAGGATGATCTCTCATACCATCCTTCCAAGCAGTACTCTGACCATACTCATTAGCATAATTAATGAACTCATCATATGCTTTGGTCACTGACTCAGCACGTGCTAATATCTTCTCATCATCTAGTATAGTATCAAAGACCTCACTAGGATCTGGATATACATTCTTAATGATGTGAGTGTAAGACCTACTATGAATCATCTCCATAGTCTGCCATATATTCATGCAACCTTCAAGCTCAGGTAGTGAACAGTAAGGCATGAAAGCCATACCAGGTGCACGACCTTGTACACTGTCCAAGAGGATCTGGTACTTAAGGTTGCTGGTAAAGATATGTTTCTGTGCTTTGTTGAGTGTTTGATAATCTGCTCTGTCTTTCTGTAAAGAAACTTCTTCTGGTCTCCAGAAGAAGCCTAATTGTGTCTGTGTTAACTTGTCAAATATAGGATACTTAAACTTATCGTATCGCTGGACTCCTAGTGGAGGACCAAAGAACATCTGTCCTTTGGATGTATCCGTCTTCGTTGTATTAAAGACGGTCATACCTTTAATATCAGATTGCACAGGCATCACAATCACTCCCCTCAGTTGCAAATATATCGTCTAATAGATTAGTGATAGCAGTCTTATTCTCAGACTCTTCATCCTTCCAACCTATTGAATGTGCTGGTTCATCAAAGTCCGTCTTAGTATCATATGTATTCTGATAATAAGATGTCTTCCAACCATACTTGTATGTAGTCAATAGATCTTGTGCCATTACCGAGGTAGGAACTTCATTATCATCGTAATGAAGTGGATTATAGGACCAGTTTCCACTAATCGCTTGGTCAAAGAATTTCTGCATAACTGCAACCACATTAATATAACCAGTATTCCCAGGCATATCCCACAAAAGCGTGTAGTTGTTCTTAAGACTTG